TCCCAATCACGGTCTTTCCAAATAGTAGGAAACCATTTCCATAGGTTTTTAATCCCTTGAATTAAATCTTTGTGATAATATTTACCTTCAAACTTCCACCACAATCTAATTTTTTCTAAAACAGTAAGTTTTTCTTTTTCATCATTTATTTTCATTTCACAAAAATTTTTAATGTTTTACCCTCATCCTGATAATTCAATTCAAATGTACAATTCATATTTACGTACATTCTACCATTTTTATCGATTACCTCCAACCTATTAGGTTTTAATTTTTTACTTTTTAAAAGATTACGGTGATTAATCTCAGCACCAATTGAAGCTCTCGTTGATAAATAATAATCTAACTTATTTTTAATATCTAATTTTTGTTCTTTAGATAATATATGTTGGAGTGGTCTTAATGATTTTCTAAGATTAGTTTCTTTTTTTAAAATTTTGGAATACAACCTCTTCAACCTATAATCATTTAAACTACCAAATTTTATTTTTTTATGTTTCATACACTCTTTTTTATTACCACAAATATAAGTATTTTTAATTAAAAACAAAAATAATGGAAAATAAAGAACAAGTTAATCACCCAAAACATTATGGAGGTGAAGAAAATTTATATGAGGCAATAAAAGTTATTGATGCATGGGAATTAGGTTTCTCTCTAGGTAACACCGTAAAATACATTTCAAGAGCAGGAAAAAAAGACCCTAATAAAGAATTGGAGGATTTAAATAAGGCCTCTTGGTATTTAAATCATCACATTGATCAACTTAAATCTAAATTGAATCAAAATCAGTGATATTTATTGGAAAATAAATAAAATGATTATTACTGAAAATTCTATTAAACAAATTATATCCGAAAGTGGTATACAAAATATAAATAAATTAGCTAAAAGATATAAAAAGGCCAAAATCTACTTTCACCAGGATCTTGATGGAGTTACTACCGCTATTGCGATGAAAGACTATCTTGAAAAATACGGTATTAAAACAGTCGATACCGAAGTAATCCAATATGGAGATAAAGAATTTTCTATTAAAAAACCTGATGCTAGTGGTGAAATAATGCCAGTGTTGGTTGACTTTGCTCATGGTAAACCAATGTTTGTTATACATACAGACCACCACGATTCACAGGTGGGGGTGGAAAAAAGTACATCAACATCCTTTAGACACTCTCGTTCAAATGTAGAAACTATTTCACAGGTATTGTCACCACAAGATATTTTTCCTTCAAGTGATATTATGATGATATCTACAATAGATAGTGCTGACTACGCAAGATTAGGTATTACACCTGATGATGTAATGAATTACATTTTTAAATTAAATAAAACAAAAGAATTTGTTAATAATAAAATAGCTATGGCATTAGTAACAAATAAATTGTTATTGGCCTATAAAAATAAACCAAAATTTTTAGAAAGACTTGTTTTAGATTCTACACCATCACTTTTAAACATTTATTTAAATATTGTTAAATTAGCTAAAGAAGAGGGATACACTTCATCTTTAGAGATGAAACAAAATGTAGCAGATTATATTAAAAAACAATCTGAAAGTAAAGACGTAAATTATGATGAAGAATATGGTATAATTTCACAATATGGAGGAGGTTCAATGTTTAAACCTGGTTCATATGATAGATATGTACCATTTAAATTATATCCTGAAGCAAACTTTTTAGTTATAACATGGCCTCTAGGTTTATTACAAGCTTCTTGTAATCCTTTTAAAACTAGTAGAGAACTTAAAGGTGTTAATTTAGGTGAGATAGCACAAGATGTTTTAAATGTTTATAAATCTGAATTAGAAAATAAAATAATAACAGTGGATACTATAAAATATTTCGCTGAAAAAAGTAAGGATTTTAATGAAGAATCGGTAGGTTTTAGTTATAATGATATGGTAGCTATGTTTGAAGATAGTGATAATGGTGTTATAGGTTTAAATACATTACCGAAAGGCTCAAGTGAAGATTATACTATTGATAGATGGCAAAATGCCATTAAAAAAGTTATGTCAAAATCTTACAGTGATTTAACAGAAAGAGAAATTAAAGCTCTTAAAATGTTAAAAATTACAGGTTGGGATATGATTCAATCTAATAGTGGTGGTCATAAATGTATCACTAACATATCGGGTTTAATGTATTTCGGAAAAGATGGTGTACCTTTTTTAAAGAAATTCTCTGAGGAATTTATTAATCAATTAAAAACTAAAATAGATTCTAGTAAATAATGAACATCAAACTAATAATAAAAGAAGAGATTAATAAATCTATTGATTATGATAATATTTTAGAAACAAAATATTATTTAAAAAAAGTTGTTAATGATATTTCATTGATTAATGAAAATGAATGGATTAAAGATGAACCAAGTCCAACCTATCAGTGGGATTTAACTCAAAAAGTAAAAGAAGATTTAAAACAGTCTAGAAAATGGGTTAAAACAAAAAACGATGTTATTAAATATGTAAAAATTTTTTTAGAAGAAACAAAAAGTTTACCACCAAAGTTTAAAAAAAGATTAATAAAATACATATTTTATTCTTTTATTGGTATCCTTTCTTTACAAGAAATAAATGATTTATATAATAAAGTATCATCTAATATAAGTAATAGTATAGATAAAACAAATAAAATAAAAAAAGATACTGTTAAAAAAATTAGGAAACCTAGTGAAAATCTTTTTAATTTTTTAAAAAAAGAAGAGGGTATAAACGGTAAACCTGTTTTATATTTTTATGATATTAAAGATGGGGCTTATACTACAGGTTATGGTCACGCAGTTTTTTCAAATCCAAAAAGAGGTAGTACAGGTGGAGATTATCCATTTGTTCCTAATTATGAAGATATAATAACTTATGATAGAAATAACCCTGATAAAGAGATAACCAGAATAACAAAAGCTCAAGCCGAACAATTATTACGTGATGATGTAAAAAAGTCTATAGACGGTGTAAACAAAATATTAGATGATTGGGAAATGGAAAATATAAAACCTAGGTTAACACAAGGTATGTATGATGCCATGGTCTCAATAGCATATAATTTTGGTGTGGGTAATTTAAGGATGAGTGATTTTATTCAATATGTAAAAAGAGGTGAATTAGAAAAGGCTAAAGAATCGATTAAACAAATATCAAGTAATAAATTTGATGAATATCCAGGTTTAATAAAAAGAAGAGCTAAAGAATCTGAAATGTTCAAAATACCAAAAGAATTTTAATTAGCTTATTTAATTTTTAAAGAATATTGATTATAGTTAATCATTATTAACAACGAGAGGTTATGATTTATCCCGTTCCAAAAATCTAAATATTATATGAGTAAAGATGTTATTAAAGAAGCTACTCCTGAAGACATTAAAATATTTTTAGAAGGACATGACCCTGAAAAATACATAGTATCAGTTGAGTTGGACCAAACAGATGATTGGTCAATAGATGAAACCAATAAAGTCTATTTAATTATTGATGACCCTGTTAAAGGTAAAAAAATAAAAGTACAAAAATTCACACCTTTTTGTTGGACAAAATCATTACGTGGTAGTGGTTTTTATGGTGATGATTTAGAAGTTATTAAACGTGAAGCTAAAAAATACGGAATCCAAACACAAAAATTAAAAACAGGTGATAATGAACGTTTGGAAGATGGGTTTAAATTTTTAGTTAAAACTAGTGGTACATATAGGGATTTAGTTAATTTCTTTAAAAAAGGTGGTATTAATCCTTGGGATAGGGATAAAAGATTAATTCAAATACTACCACCTGTAGAACAATTCATGATTCAAACAGGTAAAAGATTATTTAAAGGTTATGAAGACTATACTGAAGTCCATAAATTAACTTTCGATATTGAGACCACGAGTTTAGACCCATCAGAAGGTCACGCTTTTATGATTGGGGTTAAAGATAATCGTGGTTTTCAAAAATTACTTACCGCTTACAATGAAAATGGTGAATATACGGAAGATGGTGAAAGAGAAATGCTTAAGGAGTTTTTTGAAATAATCCATGAATTACAACCAACAATTATAATTGGTTATAACTCCGAAAACTTTGACTGGACTTACCTTATTGGTAAAAAAGAAGAAATAAAAGTAAAACACCCAAAAACCAAAAAAATTGAGGTAAAAGAAAAACTTATTCCTGGTAGAGTCCAACTTTTGGGTATGAGTACTGATGATATTATAAAAACTAAACACCCAATGATTAAAGCAACTAGAAAAAAATCTAGTTTAAAATTAGGTGCTGAAACTGAAGAGTATGAACAAACTCAATTTTGGGGTTATAATATAATGGATACATATCACAGGGTTAGGCAGGCGATGGCTTTGAATTCTAATTTACAAGAAGGTGGTTTGAAATATATTGCTAAAGAATCTAAAGTCGAAAGAAATAATCGTGTTTATGTTGACGGTAATCAATTAGGTAAAATTTGGATTGAAAATAAAAAATATTATTATAATAAAACTAGTGGTCAATGGTATAATCTAGATGGTCAAAAACCTAACCCTAAAGAAATTGACGGTGAAATAATAAAAGGGTATGAGGATATATGGGAAATTGTTGACGGACAATTTTTAATTAAAGAATATCTTCATGATGACCTTTGGGAAACCGAACAGGTTGATGATATATATGCTCAAGCTGGATTCCTTACCGCAGCATTAGTACCAACTAACTTTGTTAGGTCAATTACTATGGGTACCGCTACAATGTGGAAAACCCTAATGATGGCATGGTCTTATGAAAACCAATTAGCATTACCAGACATTTCACCAAAAAGAGATTTTGTTGGTGGTTTATCTAGATTATTAAAATTGGGTTATAGTAAAAATATCGCTAAGTTTGACTACGCTTCACTATATCCTTCTATACAATTAACTCATGAAGTTTTTCCTGAAGTAGATGTTTCTGGTGCTTTAAGAGCGATGTTAAAATATCTTTTGGATACACGTAATGAGTATAAGTATTTAGCTAACAAATACAAAGAAGAGGGTGATGAAAAATTAGCTGGTAAATTTGATAAGAAACAATTACCTATTAAAATATTTAATAACTCCGCTTTTGGTTCTATTTCAGCTCCATATATTTTCCCTTGGGGTGATATTGATATTGGTGAAACTATTACTTGTACTGGTAGACAATATCTTAGACATATGATTAAATTTTTCATGGAAAGGGGTTATGAACCTTTGGTATTAGATACGGATGGTGTAAACTTTTCATATGATGAAGTGGTTGAGAACCATACTTACATTGGTAGAGGTTATCATAGATTTGTTGAAAAGGGTAAAGAATATAAAGGTATTGAGGCTGATGTAATGGAGTATAATGACCGATATATGTATGAGGCGATGGGTCTTGATATTGATGAGGTTTGGCCAGCAACAATTAATTTATCTCGTAAGAATTACGCGACTTTAAAACCAAATGGTAAGATTAAATTAACAGGTAATACCATTAAAGGTAAGATGATTCAAAAATATATTAAAACATTTTTGAATAATGGTATTAAAATGTTATTGGATGGTAAGGGTAAAGAATTTGTTGATTATTATAACGAATATCTTGAAAAAATTTATAATAAAGATATTCCATTAGCAGATATAGCGAATAAAGCTAAAGTTAAAAAAACTATTAAACAATATCTAAATAGGGGTACTGACAAAAATGGTAAAGATTTAGCTAGACAAGCACACATGGAATTATTAATTAAGGAAGGTTTAGACCCACAATTAGGTGACCATGTTTATTATGTTAATAATGGTACCAGAAAATCACATGGTGATATACAAGTTAAAAAAACTAAAAACGACCCACCTGAAGGTACTTTAGTTTTTAATTCTTACTTAATCACATCTGAAAAAATGGAAAAAAACCCTAATATGAAGGGTGATTATAATGTACCTAAATATATAGATGCTTTTAATAAAAAGGTTGAACCTTTGTTAGTTGTTTTTAATAAACATATCAGAGAATCTTTATTAATTACAGACCCAACCAACAAACAATTCTTTACAAGAACTGAATTAGAATTAGTATCTGGTATACCTTCAGAAGATGGAGACCAAGATAGTTTAGAAGAGTTGATGACTATGAGTGATGAAGAAATGCGTTTTTGGAAGATGAAAGGTATATCTTCAGAATACATGGTAAAAGATAGATTTGAAGAAGAAGAAACAGAAAAGGAATATTTCTAAATGTTTTAAATATTCATAGATTGCTTGATATTTATAAGAAAAAAGTAATCTATGAATATTTTATTTTTAAGTGAACTTGTAAATAAAAATGGTGTTAAAATAAGGGGTGATGAACGTATCGACCAATCTAATAATGCCACAGCATCAAAATATACTACCGATGATAAAATACAAATGACCAGACAAAATGGATGGAATCAGTATAATAATTATGGTAGAGTAACTTATTTAGGTGAAGACGAAGAAGAGGAGGAAGAAGATGATTCTAAAAATAATGAAAATGTTAATTTAGAAGAAGTATCTAGACACAAAATGAATTCTTTAATAGAAGATATTTTCACAAAAAAAGATTTTGACAAAGAATTTGTACAAAAAAATAAATCCGATTTAAAGTTAAACGCTATCCCAGAAATAGATACAATAAAAGACACAAATCCAATCTTAATCAGAAAAGTACAAAATTTAAAAGATTTAATTGAGAAGGGTGAAGCTACTGGTGAAGAAAAGGCTATAATGTTAAATTATCTATTAAGTATTAATATGTCAGATATTCCAACAGAATATAAGAACGAACTTAAAAAGAAGATTATATAATGGCTAATTCAGAATTACAGGGCAAATACTTTGAAATATCTGAAGATATTATTAAGCATTTAAATAAAATTTTTAAAGCTTATAAAGGACCTAAAAATGCTGAGGGTTATCAAAGATTAGAAGAATTAATTAATAAGATAGAATCCAAAGATAATAATCATATTAGTTATGAACAATTAAAATTAATGAAAAATTTTTTTGATTCATATACAGGTAATAAAAAAGACACACCTTATTTGTTAAATGGTGGTACTTTAATGAAAAATTGGGTTGAGGATATTTTAAGTAACGCTAGACAAAAAATTAAAGGTACTAAAGATTCTATGGATAACATTGGTATCCCTGGTAAAGTAGAAGTCCCTAATGTTAGAATAGATAATAAAGAACATGATACCGAAACAAATAAAATTTTAAGACAAGAAGGTATTTATAATATGAGGTTACTAGAAAACCTAATAACAATTTTTGATAAAAACAAAAAATTATGCCAGGACCAGCACAATCAGTCGCACCTATTTTAACAGATAATGCGTCTGTTGATGAGTTAAACCCAAATGGGGGTGGGGTTACAAACCAATTACCATCACTAAAAGTACAAGGGGAAGTGACTAGACAAGCTAACACTTCTTTTAATGTTTACAAAAATGTTAACGGGCAAAAATATGATGCCCAACACCCTAACGCACAACACACAGGTGATGATTACGGTAGAGGTGAAGTTACACCAGGAGGTGGTGTAGGTACACTTAACGATGAACAAAGAAAAAATTTCTTACTTTATTCATCAGGTAATAAATATAAACCAGGTGCTTCAGGTGGTAATTACTATACTTACACATTTGGTGAACAATATTGGTAAAAATGAAACTTTACTCTCTATTAGAAAATATTATATTAGAAGAAGCTAGTAAATCAGATATTGAATTTGCTATGAATAATCGTAGGATTGTTAGTCTACGATATGATGATGAAGAAGACCCTGGAGGTAAAGGACTAAGATGGGTGGAAATTTATTGTTATGGTAGTTCACTAGCTGACAATGATATAATAAGAGTCTATCAAGTTGGTGGTGATACAAAAACTATTCAACCTGGATGGAAAACTTTTAGAGTAGACAGAATCGATGGATTTACTGTTTTAGGTGGTACTTTTAAAGAACCTAGACCATTGTTTAATCCTTCAGGTGATAAAAGTATGAAAAAAGTTTATAAAATAACACAATTTTAAAATTTATGGACCAAAGGTTAAAAGCAATATTACAAAAAGCTAAAGCTATAGACGAAAGAGCTAAAAAGTACGATAATGTGGATACAGCCACATTAGAATCAAATGTTTCTAGTAGAAAATCTGGATTAAATGAATCTACCCCACAATCAAAACCAACACAGAAGTTAGATGTGGGTAGTGAAACTTATAAACAAAGGGTTAAGGAATCTAAATTACCACCAGAAATACAAAGGGCAATGTTAGAAAATCCTATCCCACAACCGGACACACCAGGTACGTTTTCAATGGAAGAAGATGATATTAGAGAAATAAATCCTAAATATAATTCTGTTGATGAGAATTATTATTCTGAGGATGATGAGATTGATTTTATGAATGAACAAAGACATGTAAAACAAAATCGAATTGTAACTAATAAAACATCTGAAGTTAGTGATAATAACATTAGAAAAATGATAGCTGAGGAAATTGCTAAAGTCTTACCTAATATAGTAGAAAAGTATTTCGATAAAAAAATGATACAAGAAAACGTTAAAATGTTACGAGTATTAACAAATAAAACAAAAAGGCAGTAATAACAATAAATAAACACTTTAAAAATGAGAACTAAAGGATGTGGGTGTAAAGGACAAAAAGGTACACCTAAGAAGTAATATTAAACCCGACTTAATGTCGGGTTTTTTATTTACTATGATTTTTAAATAGTTTATATTATTACAAAATATAAATTATGAGCAAAATAAATGTTTTAGTTTTTCCTTCTGATAGAACGGGTGTTTCTAAATTCCGTTCAGTAGAACCACACATGAAATTACAGGAATTATACAATGATGATTTTTATATCGAAATCATCACAGCTGGTACTGATAATTTTAGTTACGATGAAAGTTTTTTAAGAAAATTTGATATAATCCACTTCCATAGAACATTACCTATGGTAAAAGACGGTGTTTTAAGACAAGTTTATATGGAAGATATGTTTTCTCTTTTAGATAAAATACATTCTATGGGTATTATAACAATTATGGACTTGGATGATTACTGGGAACCATCTAAAGAACACCCTGCACATCAAATGATTATTAATGATAATTTACCACAAAAAATAAAAGAAAATATAAAAAGGGTTAATTATGTGACAACAACAACACCTATTTTTGCTAAAGAAATTAGTAGATTAAATGAAAATGTTATTGTTTTACCTAATGCAATTGACCCATCAGAAAAACAATTCACACCTAACACAGAGATTAATGAAAAAACTTTACGTTTTGGTTGGTTAGGTGGTTCTTCACATTTTCATGATTTAAAAATTATCGGTGATAGTGTAAGTAGATTTTTAGGTGAAAATAAAACTGAATCACAAATGGTTTTGTGTGGTTTTGATACTAGAGGTAATGTAACTGAAATAGATAGAAACACAGGACAACAAAGAACTAGAAAAATAGAACCAATTGAAAGTATTTGGGCTAGATATGAGGAAATGTTTACAAAACAATACGGATTATTATCGGAAGAGTACCAAAAACATTTAAAGAAATATGATGAAAGTGGTGATAAAAAATATAACAATTTAAATGAATTATATAGAAGAGTTTGGACTAAACCTATAACTACTTACGCATCTAATTATAATTTATTTGATGTGTCAATGGCACCTTTAAAAGAACATATGTTTAATAAAGTTAAGTCACAATTAAAAGTTATTGAAGCTGGTTTCCATAAGAAAGCTTTAATAGCACAAAATTTTGGTCCTTATCAGATTGATTGTGTAAATTTATTTGAATACGGTGGTGGTATTAATGAAAAAGGTAATGCTATTTTAATTGATACCTCTAAAAACCATAAAGATTGGTATAAGGCATTGAAAAAATTAAAAGAAAATCCTACTCTTATTGAGTTGTTGTCACATAATCTTTATGAGACTGTTAAGGATAAATACCATATTGATACTGTTACACATACTAGAGCATCTTTTTATAAAAGTATTTTAAAAGATAACCAAAAAGAAGTTGAACAATTAATAGAACATACTAATGAAGTTTAATATTGATAAATTATTATTTTTTGATATTGAGAGTGTAAGTCAATATAAAGATTTATATGATATGCCCGAAAATAAATTAAAAATGTGGGAATCTTATTATGAATCTTTTCGTAAAAAAGTTACTGACGAATCTATGATACCAAAACAAGAAGATATTGTTTTAGGGCAAAATTATCAAAAAGAAGTTTATAGAGAAGTATATAGACAGACAGCAGCATTTTTCCCTGAATTTGGTAAAGTAGCTTGTGTTTCTATGGCATTTGTAACTAAAAATGGTGAAGTTAGATTTGAATCTTTTTATGGTGAAGATGAAATTAGTATTTTAACAGAAACTAGAAAAATATTTGATAAGATTGAATCACTTGGGTTTGATTTATGTGGTCAAAGTATTAAAATATTTGATATCCCTTTCTTAGGTAAAAGGTATTTTATAAATGGATTAAAACCACCCAAATTGTTCCCAACACATGAAACTAAACCTTGGGATTTAAGGGTAGTCGACACTAAAGAAATTTGGCAATTTGGTAATAATTGGTCTTTAGGTTCTTTAGATTTAATTTGTTCTGTATTAGATATCGAATCACCAAAAAATGGTGATGTTAAAGGTGATAATGTAAATCGTAATTACTGGGATAATAATCATGAAGAAATTAAAGAATATTGTGAAAGAGATGTTAAAGCTCTTGTGGATATAATAACAAAATTAAATAATTTAAAATAATGGGGGAAATTCAACAACAAATAGCCGAATTAAAAGAATTAGTGAAGATGGATATATTACCTGAAGATACGAGGCAAGATATTTTAACAGCCATCAAGTTAGCTGAATCTGTTCAAGAATACGACAATGAAAGTAATGTTAAAAAAGAAAATAATAGAATAGAAATTAAATATATTAATAAATCGGATAATAAAAACCCTGTTTATGCTAAAGAAGGTGATTCAGGATTTGATTTAAGAGCTAATGAAAGAGGAACTTTAAAACCTTTAGAAAGAGCACTTGTCGGTACGGGTTTATTTTTTGAATTACCAAATGGATATGAATTACAAGTTAGACCTAGAAGTGGTTTAGCTTATAAACATGGTATAACAGTTTTAAATTCACCTGGTACAGTAGATACTGGGTATAGAGGTGAAATTAAGGTACTTTTAGTTAATTTAAGTAATGAGGATTTTACTTGGGATAAAGGAGAAAGAATAGCTCAAGGTGTAATTGCTCATAGAATAAGTTCTGATTACGGTGATTTAATTGAGGTAACTGAAATAAACGAATCTGAACGTGGTGAGGGAGGATTTGGTTCTACAGGTAGAGGATGATGAAATTACAATTAGATACAGAAAATAAAACTATTACCATAGAAGAAGATGTTAATCTTCATGAATTCTATGAACAAATAAATAGTATTTTACCAGGTGGGTTATGGAGAGAGTTTACATTAAAAGTTGGGAAAATACGGGAATGGGTTAACCCCATAACTGTAACACCACACACACCAATAAACCCTTTTGCACCAATTGAACCAAATACAAGTCCATACACAAATCCATATCCACCGACCTACCCACAAATTTGGTATACAACATCAAATACCGATATTGTTGGGGAATTTAATTTAACTTTAAATAACGGAGTTTATAATATAACAACAAAAGCTTAAAAAAATGTCAGTAGTAGCAGTAAAAGTAACAAATAAAAAAATAACAATAGGTGCTGATAGTATTTTAGTATCTGGTTGGACACAAGAAAAAGATAAATTAGCCAAACTTAATGAAGTTAATGGTATGGTTATTGGTGATTGTGGTGATGCACAGGAAGGTGGATTATTTTTAATTTATTGTAAAACAAGAAAACCTAGAGAGGCTTCTGTAGATGCTTTGGTTGAATTTATGTCAGAATTCCAAGATTGGTATAGAAATAAAACGGAAGAACCAAAATTAAGTAATCAGTATGTTATTGTATTTGATGGTAAAGCTTTTGTAATGGAAGGTTTTTGGTGTAAAGAAGTTACAGATTATACCGCTATTGGAGCTGGAATGGATTTCGCATTAGCAGCTTTATATTTAGGTAATTCAGTTAAAGAAGCTATCAAAGCTTCTTGTCATTTATCAGTTTACTGTGAAGAACCTATCAATATTATTGAAATAGAAAAATAAAAAAAAAATGAAATTATTAAGAAAAAACAATTTTGAGATACCTGAAGAAACTTTATTTGAGTTTTCTTTAAAGTCTAGACCTGGTGTTAATATTAAAGTTAATAATAAATATTTTAATATTGTTTCAGATAATAAAGGTTCTAATTTAATAACTGAATTTATACCAGAATTTGAATTAACAGAGGAAGAATTTTATAAATTAAAAAATAAAGATTAAATATGATTAGTATTGTTTATTGTACTAGAGAACATAACCCTAAACATATAGAACATATTAAAAAAAGTTCTGGTATAAAAGATATAGAAATTATTGAATATATAAATCATGGTGAATCTTTAACTAAATTCTATAATAAAGGTTTAACAGAATCTAAAAATAATATATTAATTTTTTGTCATGACGATATTATTTTTAATACCAATAATTGGGGTAAAAAAATATTAAACCATTTTAATAATTCAGATTATGGTATAATAGGTGTTGCTGGAACTACTGATTTATCTGAAAGTGGAAGATGGTGGGAAGACAACACTAAAATGATGGGGCAAGTAAGACACCAACATCAAGGTAAATCGTGGGATTCAATCTATTGTTCAAATTTTGGTGAAAAAATATTACAATCAATTATTGTTGATGGTTTATTTTTTGCTGTAAATAAAGATAAAATAAAATCTAATTTTGATGAATCATTTAAAGGATTCCATTTTTATGAAATTGATTTTTGTTTTAATAATCATTTAAAAGATGTTAAGGTTGGTGTTATATCTAATATTAGAATAACACATAAATCTATTGGGATGACTAATCAAGAATGGGAAGATAATAGATTACAATTTATAGAAAAATATAATAGTAATTTACCTCATAAAATAAAAGGTGAAATCATTTTTGATAATGAAATCCCTAAACTGAAAAAACTGCCTCATATTGGAGTTATAATACCCACTAAAGGTAATGTTGAATTATTAACACAATGTGTTAATTCTATATGGGAACAAGACAAATATCCATTAATCACAGTTTATATTGCTGATACTGGTTCTACTGATGAGGAAAAAGAAAAAATTAAAGAATTAATATCTAAACATTCAGTACATTCTGATAGACTAAGAAATATAAAATTAATTGAGTATGATTACTATAATTTCGCTAAAATAAATAATGATGTTGTATGGAATCATGTTAGTGATGATGTAGAGGTTTTATTATTCTGTAATAATGATGTTAAGTTAATTAATAACGCTATAACTAAAATGGTTAATGTTTTAATTAACAACAAAGGAGTTGGCACAGTTGGTGCTAGATTACATTTTAGTGATAATACTATACAACATTCTGGTATCATATTATTTTTAGGACAAGATAGAAGAATACATTTATCACATAAAGGTTTAAAATCTTATTATAATTACCATACCCAAACTAAAGAGGTTTTTGGTAATACAGCAGCATTTATGATGATTAAAAAAGACATCTTTAATAAAATAGGTGGTTTTAATCAGGGATATAAAGAATGTTTTGAAGATGTGGAATTAAACATTGATTGTTTAACTAGGAATTTAAAAAATTATTTTGTGTCTGACGCAGTTTGTTATCATTACGAGAGTCAAACAAGAAATAAAGATTCGGAAAAATTAAAAAGAGAATCTGAGGATTATACAAAAAGAATAATACCTTATATTATTGATAATGAAAAATGTTATAACTATTTTGATAATATTTCCTCTAAAGATTTAAAATTTTTAATTAATAATACAATGAAAAGTGTAGTACAATGAGATTAGGTGTAAGTTATAATACTTTTGATGGGGAAGAATTATTAGAAGGCTCTATAAAATGCATAAGGTCTGAAGTAGATTATATATCAGTAGTCTATCAAACAGTTTCTAATTTTGGTAACCAATGTGGTGAGGAGTTAATACCTTTATTAAATAGATTAAAGGATGAGGGTTTGGTGGATGAATTATTTGAATATAATCCAAAAATAAATAAAGGTGGTCATTTTAACGAAATAACTAAAAGAAATATTGGTTTATCACTTTCTGAAGGTAAAGGTTGTACTCATCATATGGCCATGGATTCCGATGAATATTATGATATTGAGGAATTTAGGAATATGAAAAAAATAATAGAAGATGAAAATTATGATTCATCGGCTTGTCAGATGACTACGTATTATAAATCACCTAAATTTAGATTAGAACCAAAAGAAGAATATTACGTAACTCTACCTTTTAAAATAAAACAAGGTAGAGAGTTTATTTTTGGACACCCATTTCCAGTATTAGTAGACCCAACAAGAAGAACTGAATATGGTAAATGTAAAATTTTTACTCGTAATGAAATTGAGATGCATCATATGAGTTATGTTAGAAAAGATATTGAGAAAAAATTAAAAAATTCGTCAGCTAAAGTTAATTTTGAGTCATGGATACCTGAATTTTTAGATTATTTTAATAATTGGAGTGAGGGGGATGATGCTTTAATGCCAGGTAAACCACCAGGTAGATATAAATTAATAGAAATAGGTAATAGATTTAACATAGAAATATGAAAACAGTTTTAACAGTAACAGGTATAAGACCTGATTTTATTAGAATGTCTGAGATTTTTAAAAAATTAGATCAAAATTTTAATCACGTATTAATACATACAGGACAACATTTTGATAAACTATTATCCGATGTTTTTTTCGATGAATTAGAAATAAGAAAACCTGATTATAATTTGGAAATAGGTGGTGTAGGAAAAGAACATTTTCACCAAACAGCAGATTTATCGGTAAAATTAATAGAATTAATAAGATCTAAAAATTTAAACCCCGATATTATTATTTTTTTAGGAGATTCTAATTCTGTTACTTCTGCCGTATCTCTTAAAAAAGAAGGATATAAAATAGGTCATATTGAAGCTGGAATGCGTTCATATGATAAAAGAATGTTAGAAGAAATTAATAGAATTGTTTGTGACCATTGTAGTGATTTTCTTTTTGTTTATCATGAAAATTATAAAAATAAAGCTTTAAAAGAAAATATACCAAACGAATCTATACATGTAGTCGGAAATACTATAGTTGAGGTAGTTAAAAAATTTAAACCTTTAGAAGTTAAAAAAAATGATAGAATCATTTTAGATATACATAGACCTGAAAATTTCAAATATAAAAATAGATTAGAAAATATTATTAAATATTCAAATAATATGGGTCAATTGTACGATTTACCTGTATATATGTTAGGATTTAAAAGGACATTAGATTATATAAAAGAATATAATATAGATTTAGGTAATATAAAAGTTATTGATTTATTGCCTTTTAAAAAATATATAAATGAAGTCCACCACTCAAAATTCATAATATCTGATTCTGGTACAGCACAAGAAGAACCGTCTTTACTTAACACACCAGTAATAGTACCGAGAGATTTTACTGAAAGACCAGAATCAGTAGAAAATAATTGTTCATTTATGATAAATGTTAATAATAAAATGGATAGAACATGGACTCATAGTGAAAGTTGGTTATTATTAAATTGTAATAAAAGGGATGTGACTTGGTTAGGTGACGGTACAACATCAGAAAAAATAATTAATATTTTAAAAGAAAAACTATGATATCTATAGTAACGGCTTTTCATAATAGAAAAAATCAATTCTATAATACTTTAAAAAGTATTTCTAATTCAGAAATTAAAGATATCGAAGTAATAGTTGTAGATGATTATAGTGATGAGGAACACAGATTAGAATCATTATTAGATGAATTTAAATTTTTAAAAATTATTAGATTGGAAAAAAAAGATAAGTGGTATATAAACCCTTGTATTCCTTTTAATATAGGTTTTAAAGAGGCTAAAGGTGATATAATAATTATACAAAATCCAGAATGTTTACATGTAGGTGATGTATTAAAAAGTTCTTTATCAATAAAAGAGGGTGAATATTATAGTTTTGGTTGTTACTCTATAAGTAAAGAAAAAACTGATAATTTAAAAGAAGTTGACTTATCATTAGATAATATTTTAAATGTTATAAACCCCGAACCAAAATCCGTTACACACGATGGTGATAACGGTTGGTATAACCATAGTTTATATAGACCTGTTAGATTTCATTTTACCTCAGCTATAAAAAAATCAGATTTAGATAAGTTAGGTGGTTTTGATGAAAGGTATGCTGATGGTATTGCTTATGATGATAATGAAATTTTGATTAGAATAGATAGAATGGGTTTAAAAACTAAATTTATTAATAACCCATTTGTTGTTCACCAATGGCATTATTCTAGTAATAATTATAGTCACTTAAACACTACAGAATTAATAAATAAAAATAGAGATTTATTATATAATAAAACCATGAAAGAAAGTACTTGGGAAGTTAACAAATAAAAAATTATGAAAATATTTGATTGTTTTAAATTCTTTAACGAATTAGAGTTGTTAGAACTTAGGTTAATGGAGTTAAATGATGTTGTTGATTATTTTGTTTTAGTTGAAGCAAATAAAACACACACAGGAAAAGAAAAGCCTTATATTTTTGAGGAAAATAAAGAAATGTTTAAAGATTATTTGAATAAAATAATCCATGTCAAAGTAGATGATTTACCACCCTATTCTCAAAATGATATATGGACAGCAGAAAATTATCAAAGAAATTGTATTATGAGAGGATTAGTAGATTATGCTGAAAATGGTGATAAAATTATTGTTTCAGATATAGACGAAATACCAAATCCTGAAACGATTAAAGAAAATTTAACAGATAATAGATGGGTGACTTTTAAACAAAAATTATACTATTATTATGTTAATTGTGAACAAAATTGTGAATGGAATGGGCCTATAATGGCCTCTTATGGTACTTTTAGTTCACCACAACAATTAAGAAATGCTGGTAGAGCTGGATATAACGTTAAAGATAACGGTGGTTGGCATTATAGTTTTATGGGTGGAGCAGAAAGAATTAAACTAAAGGTTGAAAGTATAGCTGAATCTCATTATATTATTGATGAAAT